CAGGAACATATGCGCTTGGAGAAAAAGTAACACAAGGTACTGCATCTGCCAGAGTGCTAAAGTGGACTCCACCATCAGGAATGACACTCGCTGTGCTACGGTTAGAGCGCGTAGTTGGAGTGTTTACTGCCAGTGCAACTCCTATCGTTGGTGCAGACTCAGGAGCGTCATGGTCTTACTCTGCACAAGCAACAACAGACATCTCAGTTGGGCCATCTGATAGCACAGTAAATCAGAATGCAGACTTTGAGATTGAACTAGATCGCATCGTAGACTTTACTGAAAGCAATCCATTTAGCGAGAACATCTGATGTTTAACGGCGATAATCCATTCTATCATCAATGTGTTCGCAAAACTGTAGTTGCATTTGGTTCTCTGTTCAACAACATCTATATTGGTGGAGATAACGCGCAGAATCCTGCTGCAAGACTACCGCTCACATACGCACCCAAGCAAAAATGGCTTCGTCGTATATCAGAAAACAGAATGGAAAGCGGACAAAGTTTCAACATGACTCTGCCTCGACTTGGATTTGCTCTGACCAATTGGGAATACGATGGTGGTCGCAAGCGAACAACCATGACAAAAAAGGTGCTTGATACAAGTGCCCCGACCGCAGACTACCAAAAAGTGTATCGGTTTGCAGAAGTACCGTATACATTTACCTTTGAGTTGTACATTATGCCAGACACGATGGACAACGGACTTAGAATCGTTGAGCAAATTCTTCCGTATTTCACTCCATCGTATACAGTCAGCATCAACTTCACAGACATCGACAAAAAGATAGACCTTCCAATCATTCTCACCTCGGTTGGTTGGGAAGATGACTACGAAGGAAACTTTGATGCAGGCAGAAGCATGATGTACACCATGTCATTTACAGTCAAGGGATACATTATTGGTCCTTTGCGCGATGCAAAGTTTGTATTGGAAACACAAACTGCTACACATGAACTGGCAGACCTCGGAAAGCCAAGAGCATTAACACGAGACTTCGTGCGAGTATGGGATCGTGCCGTAGTAGAAGGAACCACAGGACCCAATGCACCACTTTCTGTAACAGGTACTGCGTATGATGTGTGGCAAGATATTGAGTTGTTTGAAGACATTGATCCGTCTTGGAATGCAGGACCGTAAACATGGAACCGACCAAAGGTGTAGATGAGAAACTAGCATCTGTGCTAGGAATACAGAATGATATTGCACCAGTAGAGAAGCCAGTAAAAGCAATTGCTGTGCGAGTTCCCGAACCACTTCATCCTCTGGCGCAGGAAGACCCACACGCAGCAAACGACTACAATGAAGTTCGCAAGAACTTGAAAGAACTCATTGATGTGGGCAAGTCTGCTCTTGACGGCATCATGCAAGTTGCCAGCGAAGGTGAGTCTCCCCGTGCGTATGAAGTTGCTGCCATCATCATGCGTCAAATTGCAGATGCAAACAGCAGTCTCATTGATTTGCACAAGCGAGTAAAGGATATTCGCCATATTGCAGCGCACGAAAAGCAAACCGCGCAAAACATCACAAACAATGCCATCTACTTGGGTAGCACCAAAGACCTACAAGAATATCTGAAACTACAGAAGGAAGAACAGCGCAAGCGACTTGATGACCAAAGTGAGTAAAGCATGACTCTGCGACAGGAAGACACATATCTTGGTAATCCCAATCTGAAAGCGGCAAACACCGCTGTTTCTTTCACTCCCGAACAGGTAGCGGAGTATATGAAATGCAGCGAAGATCCGTTGCATTTCATCACCAAATATGTTCGTATCGTGACACTAGACAAGGGATTGCAACCATTTGAACCTTGGCAGTTTCAGCAAGACCTGCTACGAACGGTTCATAGCAATCGGTTTGTGATTTGCAAGTATCCGCGTCAGAGCGGCAAATCAACCACGGTGCTTGCGTATGCTCTGTGGTACATTCTGTTCAACCCCACTACCAATGTTGCGCTGCTTGCAAACAAACTGCAAACTGCACGCGAACTATTGGGAAGACTCAAGACTGCATACGAGTATCTGCCCAAATGGCTACAACAAGGCATTGTAAGTTGGAACAAAGGTTCCATCGAACTGGAAAACGGTTCCAAGATTCTTGCGTCTGCTACATCGTCATCTGCTGTGCGTGGTGGATCGTTCAATCTCATCATTCTTGACGAGTTTGCTTATGTTCCCCATGAACTTGCAGAAGACTTTTTCTCCTCGGTTTATCCAACCATAGCCAGCGGTAAAACCTCAAAGGTGCTGATTGTATCCACACCAAAAGGATTGAATCTGTTCTATCGGTTATGGATCGGTTCCAAAGAAAAAACCAACGCATATGTGCCTGTTGAAATCAATTGGAGCGATGTGCCAGGACGCGATGCTAAATGGAAAGCGCAGACCATTGCAAACACTAGCGAAGAACAGTTTCGTGTAGAGTTTGAATGCGAGTTTGTTGGATCGCTTCATACCCTGATTGATGTCAATAAACTGAGGACGATGCCGTGGAGAAAACCCATACAGAAAACTTTGGATGGTATGGATGTATACGAAGGAGCCAAACCCGATCACATCTATACGGTAGTAGTAGACACCTCTCGGGGTGGAGGATCGGACTATCATGCCATCACAGTAGTAGATGTGTCTCAGCATCCATATCGCTTGGTTGCAAAGTTCCGCAACAACTCCATGTCGCATCTGATTCTGCCCACCATGATCGACAAAATTGCCAAAGATTACAACAATGCCAGCGTACTGGTAGAACTGAATGATATCGGAGAGCAAGTTGCCACCATATTGCACGAAGACTTGGAATGTGAGAATCTGCTGAACACCACGGTGAAAGGGCGCGGAGGTCAGGTGCTATCCAACTTCGGAGTTGGCAAACGCCAACTGGGAGTAAAAACCACCCATCCTGTGAAACGGGTGGGATGTTCGGTTCTGAAATCTTTGATCGAAGAGAACAAATTGTTGGTGGAAGACTTTGACATCATCAGCGAACTAGCCACATTTGTGTCCAAAGGCGACACATTTGAAGCGGAACCTGGCTATCACGATGACTTGGTGATGACCCTTGTACTGTTTGCGTGGATGACATCACAGCCATATTTCAAAGATTTCACAAACCTAGATATCCGTAGACTGATATATGAAGAGCAGATCAAAAGGATCGAAGAAGATCTGACCCCATTCGGAATGATTGATGACGGCCTAGTGGCTGACGATGACGATACCGTGTGGTGAACACCTGTTATGAAAGTAAGCGTAGGCATAAATAGAGGCACATAACCATTCGGAACTTCCGTTTGACCAAAGGAGACACACATGGGATTCCAACTTAGTCCAGGCGTAGAAATCAAAGAATTTGACTTCACAAACATCATCCCTGCCGTGTCCGCTTCAGCGGGTGCGTATGCAGGCCGTTTTGTTTGGGGTCCAGTCGATGAGATTCTGACCATCTCAAGCGAAAACGAACTCAAGTCGGTGTTTGGTAAGCCAACCGATGACAATGCTGCGGGATGGTTTGCTGCTGCAAACTTCCTATCCTACGGCAACAATCTGAAAGTTGTGCGTGTAGTGGATGAAGCCACCGCTCTGAATGCAGGAGCAAGCGGAGTGGGTGGTGTAACTGGATACATTGCAAACGAGCAAGCATGGGAAAACAATGCCCAAGCATTTGGTTTCCTGGCCAAGTATCCCGGCGCTCTAGGAAACGCTATTGCGGTATACGCATACAGTCTGGCAGAAGATCACCTAACCACAGGAACCGATCTCTACACAGAAACCGAACTGAGTTTCTCAAATGTCTTTGATCGCGCTCCAAACTCTGTACAAGGATTGGGAGCAGATCAATTAACAGGTGGTTCTGCTTGGGCACACGACAACGGAGTGTACGGGGATGAAATCAATCTGTGCATCATTGATCGCACAGGTGCCATCTCTGGTGTTGCAAATACTGTGCTTGAAAAGGTTGAAGGTGTATCGTTGTTCCCTGATGCCAAAAAGCCAGACGGAGCAAGCAACTACATTCGTA